GCCTCGGAACTCGAGTCACAATCTCTCAACGCTATCGTCGCTGGGTTTTCCTTTGCCGCCGCCCTTTCTTGGGTTGACTTGGTCAGGTGGTTGGTTAACCAGGTCATCAAAGTTAACAAGAATGGTGGTATGAACTATACTCTCACAGCCTTGCTCACAACTCTCTTGTCCATCTTCGTCTTTATGGTCACTTCCAGATTGTCCTCTAAGGTCAGCAAACCATCCGCGCCAGTCTTCGCGGTTACGAAGTAAGTTGAACTTTCTTTGGTTTTTTAATAACTAAAAGTAAAAATAAACCTACTGCAACTACCATAAAAATAGGTATAAAAGCATCCCAGCTATGCACATCCTCACTAAATTCAGAGGGGATTTCCATAGGTGTTGGTAAAGTACTATCTCGTTTATATTTAGGTATAGTTTCCATTTTATCAGTCGAACACGTTACTGCTAATTTTAGTATATGATTTGCGTGTCTAAAATCGTAAGGTATAAGACGGTTATTACTACTATAATAAAATTGAACACGTAAACTCGATATCGTTTTTTGCTTACCACTATCAAAATTATGTTCAACCGTATCATCAACACCAGAGTAATTGATCACGTCTCCACACATAAGTATTCGTCCAGTATAAAAAGGTGTATCCGAAAATACAGTCTTATTAAATTCATCAGACCCACTACTCAGTTTTACAACAATTGCATCCGCACCCTGTAAATTAATACTACCAGTTGTCAAAGAAGAACTACTAGATGAAATATCAGATGCTGGTAAACCAAGTATATCATGTGGTGTAGTATAACCAGGGGAATTTATATTATACCCATTCGTACCTGTATAAAATTTAAATGTAAAATCAGAAGAACCTACAAACGTTATCGCATTTGTATCTTTATCAAACGTAGCAGTCGAAATAACACTGGAACCAAATGCAGTATTAATTTTATCTTTTACTTCTGTAGCAAGTTCTTCTCCGCTATAATTACCAGGTGTCAAAGTTATAGTGTTAGTAGTAGTCGAAACGACGACATCAAAATCATTATTCCTTTCGTGTATGAGAAACTGACTATTATGAATACGTGCTGATATCATAGAAATCTTTGTAACATCATAAATAGGATTTTTTAAAGTAACAACATAATCTGCAGGATTTGGGTACGAAACAGGATTACGTTCACCACTATCTATATCTAAGGTATATACCTTCATTAAAATATAGGAGCATTATTTTAATGAGTGTTTTACTTAATTTAAATGTTTACGAAAGACTATGTGCCAATGGGTTATTTGCGAGTTGTCGTTTTGGTAAATTTAATGCATCCTGAGAAGCATTAGGGTTAAGATTACCCTTATACGCATTAAATTGATTATAATCATTTAATCTATATTGTTGCGTCCAACCACCATTGGCAGAGTTAACACGTCCATCTATACGTGATGTATCTGAACGAACACCCGTTAACATACCATTTTGATTCAATGGATCGGCACGGACATTCATTCGACCTGCACCTGCTGGACGACCAGCTTTACCTCTTCTATCAGATGGTCTAAACCCATACTTCATAAGTTCATCAACTGTGTGCGAATCACCGTACACTCTACTTTCACCAATCTTAGTTGCAGGCGAATTCAAATACCCGTGTGCAAATTTATTAATATTAGGAGCCGGCATGTTCGAATACTGATACGCTTCAATATTACCGTCCTTCTTGTTACGCGTTGGTTCTGCTGCACGAGTTAAAGCAGAAACTGTTCTTTTGGGTGCAGCAGTACTGAGAGTATCAGTTCTGAGACCCGTTTCGGAACGGTTCGTCGTACGTTTTGTTTTTTCGTGTTCTGACCTTGGCACTCTACCGGAAAATCCTTGAGCACGACCACCCGTTGCTGGACGACGTTCCAAAAGAAACGATGTTGTTTCTGGTTTATTATGACCAATTTCACCCACAATTCCTCTACGTCCACCATTTACGTCAAATGCAGGACCACTTCTTCCTGGAAGTGTAGTTAATTTATAAGCACCGACATTAACCGGGTTAACTCTAAAAAGTTGTTGATGACCACCAATCGATGGTACATTTGGATCAACACCCAGACCCGGACCAACATTTTGGCGTTCAACTGGTGAAAGATTATTCATTATCCCCCCATCGTACATGAATCTATCTCTCATTTCGATAACTTCCGACCCAGATGTTCTTATATTTGGTGCAGTATCACCAAAATTCCCTGCCTCATCAGTCGCTTTAAGAGTAATTTGAGGTTCAACCAAAGGTGACGCCGGACCTAAATAGGCGTCTCTAATTGTAATATCTCTATCATTAAATTCATTATTTTCTAGTTTTGGTATATCACCAGGATTTGATTCATACATTTCAACTGGTTTGCTTAATTTACGACCAGCGTAAACAAGCCCTGCTATAGCCATTAAGGATATGGGGTCAGCCATTCTTATTTCTTATTAAGATTTTTATTAAGATACCTTTGCTGAAACAAACCATTTTGAAGTTCTGAACGAGTACTCGAAGGTTCATATGTTCGTGTTCTAAGTGGGACTTTGCATGCAACATTCTGAAGTGGGTGTAAATTTTGTTCGTATGTTCTAGCTAAAACTTTATTAAATCTAGATGTGGATTGTGGTCGAAGAGCATCACTGGATTCAATATATTCTGCTGGTGCTCCTTTACCTGCCATGTACGGAGCCGTACCATATAACATCGTATTTGGTCTCGAAGAAACATAGTTTAATGCACTGGGCTGAGGATACTTCAATATCTCTTCGGTTGCACAAACTGGTGGGACAGCATGATCACTGACCATTTTAATTCCTGGTTGGAGTTGATACGCCATTTACTATTACATAACATTTTGTTTAAGAAAATCGAGTATCTACTTATCTAATTTTTAATTAATTATCTTCTATCATTATTTGGTTGTAAACCTGCAAACGCTTCTAATTGAACACCTCTCGCATCCGGATCACATAAACGCGAATCTTGTCTACACGTATCTTTACCCTGTTTACCGTGTATAAATTCATAATATGGGTCATTTCCTAAAGACGAATTTGCAGTACTCGTAAACTGTCTTGCACAAGCATTTCGTTGGTACTCCGGTAAAGACGATCTGGAACGCATTGGACCATATTTAATACCGTTAGTAGTAAAAAGGTCACTTGATTTCTTAACTGTAGAATATTCACAAGCACTTGGTCTATCTGGTCTATCAGAAAAATCAGATAACAATACGTTACCCATTGGATTATCCTGAGTTGGTAAAGTGCACGGTTTTTTTGGATTTTCATGAGCGGTCTTAGCATCAACGTGTTTTATCATATCTGTTCTTTCCATTATATAAAGAACACCCAAAGCTGTACCACCTAAAACAAAGACACGAATGTCGCGGTTAATAATGTATAATATACAAGTCGCATAAATAATAAATCTCGCTGTGGCATTAATACGCTCCTCTGGTGTGAGCAAATTCGATGGCCAAAATTCTAAAACTTTATCTGTTCGAATGAGTTGTTTTGGATCTTCAAACCAAGACGTCATTATTTATATATAGTGAGTTTATTTTTTACCACCTAACATACCACCTAACATGCCCTGCATTGTTTTCATAAGTGCCGCTTCGTCAAGTTCCCCTCCTTCACCTGAACCCATCTTATCTGCACATTCCTTTGCTACATTTTCAATCACAGAAAGAGTTTCTGCTGGTATAGATTTAATAGTTGTACCTAACATGTATAGTGTTTGAATATATTGCCAAATAGCATTCTTTGTATTTTCAGAACATGTATCCCAATGCTTTTGAATATTAACATCTTTCATAAAATCCATATTTTTAGATTCGTTTATGAAAAAAGTATCATCTCTAGACGAAATTTTATCAGCAAAAGGCGTTACACTACTCATAAAACCATCTACCACCAATCTAGGATTGGTTTCTTTCATTAAATCAAATGCCGATAAACATTTTTTTAAACCTTTTTCTTCTGGAAACGTCTTGTGCAATTCCACAAGAAATTGACCCATCATTTCGTTAAATGCAGTAACAGAAGCCATTTTTTGTGTATAATATATGTTTGATATCTTTAAGTTAGAAAATTAAAATGGTTCTGAACTAATAGTTTCCTTCTTACCTAAACCATTTGAAACAATAAAAAATACTAAAATAGCAACAAGTGATGCTGGCTTAGTATACGCGCTAAGTGCAAGCTTACCTTCATTATTAAGTTTTGCTTTAAAATGTATATACCCTGCAGTAATAAAACCTGCAATCAAACCTGCCCAAGCAGGATCTCTCAAATAGTCTTCGAACTCCATTTATTTATACATGATGTTTTTTTGACGAGATTCAGCTGCATCTGGAAAAAATACACCATCGTCTTCTCTTGGAATTTGTTGTTCCTGAGACGCAGAAGAAGTATTGATAGTTTTAAACTCGTTATTCATGAAATTTTCACCCGTTTGCATCGAAGGAGTTGGTTGTGAAATCTCCGGTGAATTAATTTCAGGTTCTTCTTGAATATTACCCGTAGATTCCATCGATTGTTCTTGCATAGGAACTTCCTCTTGCATATCAGGTTCATTTGATTGAAAATCCTGAGGTTCTGGGTTAAAAGGATCTGATTCAATTTCTTCTTGATTACCTTCTATAAGTTCTGGATCCTCTGAATCACCAACTTCTGCATCACCTAAATCAAGGTCCTGACCTTCCTGTTGTTGTGACATATACGTCTGTAATATTTGCTGAACAGGTATAAGTTCCTTTACTGCATTTTCAATACACACAGAAAATCGTTCATATAATTTGTCATTTCTGGTATGTTCATTTTGCGATTCGTGGTATATATAAGGATCGTTATAGAGAGATTCAGCAGCTTTATTATAACACATTTGTATAAAAACTTCATTCGTAGGAAGTTTAAGAGAAATTTTTTTATTATCTTTACTCAATCTTACCGCTGACAAAATCTTAACACAACTCACAAATACTGCTGCTAATAAATCGTTAAACCAAGCACATCTATTTGCAATATTATCCGTATGTTGTTTAGACATAGATTCACTCCAATTTGGAACTTCTTTAAGAAGTTTTTGGTACATTATAAGTACCTTTCTTCCTTTTGATAATTTATATGCTTCCTCGTACATTTCTTCAAAAGTCTCAATCATAACTGGACACATCAATAAACAAAGTTGACCAAGGTATTCTCGCTTAGCCTCTACTAATATGTTAAGGTTATCCATTTATGATAAAGTAGGTTTTTTATAAGACATTATTTTCGCGCTCCCCTGTACTTATTGGCCGTTTTTTTCAAGTTTACAAGTGTTGGAAAATCTTCCATATCATCTTCTTCTATTTTTTCTTCCTTTTTTACACGTCTAGGTTGCCAAGATATACACAATTCAAATTCACCTATATGTTGAACAAAAAATCCTCCTATTTCAAATTGTCTAATTAAATAATGTACAGCTTTTGTCCTGTCAAAATGAGGATACCCCATAACAAAAGATGGAACTTGTACAAAAACATACTTTTGTCCTAATTCAACCGATTGGCGTATTTTTTTAGATATTTGTTCATATAATTTAACATACGTTTCCTTTTTTAAACGATTACGCTTATCAGTTATTTTAGATATTTCATCTATACTGATCATTATAATATATTTTAATAATTTTTACTAATTATTACTCACTATTCTCAGTTACTGTAATATTTACATTATTATCATACATTACCTGTGAACTTAATATTTCTTTTTCAACAAGTAAGTTTGTGTTGTTTTTTAAATAATTAATTTCACTTTCTCTTACGAGTGTATAATCTAAAAATTCTTGTTTAGGTATATCATTTGTAAACACACCTTCATTAGAAGGTATTTTTATGTTTATAGGTTGTGTACGTAAACTTAATATAGAAACGACAGGTTTTTCATCGACCATTTCCTTCTTTTCATTTTGGAGTTGATTATACTTTTTCTGAAACTTTTTTAATCGCATATCTTCAAGATCGGTTCTTAGCGTTTTCAATTCCATTTCTCCTATTATCTTTAAAAGTTCCTTTTCCATTTCAACTGTATTTTGATCATCAAATTCCTTAATTTCGTACCTTGGACCCATATTAACAATACGTATTATAGCTGAAACAGCAAAGCCGAAATCAAATCCTTTATTACCATATTTAACTACCATAAACATACACTTACATATTTTACCAGTATTTTCAGGATCTATATTTTCATAAATATCCGCCGATATAGTTTCTATTATATATGTACATAAACCTGTTCTTTTTGAAACCTGTTCATTTGTTTGCAAAATCATTTCCTGCATAAGATCATGCGTAATAGATAAATCAGTTTTTTTATATTTTGATAAATCAAATTCATCGTCATTTATATCAGATTTAGGATTATCCGTGTATTTTTCCGTCCTGTATAGCGAAAATATAACGAACAATACCAATAAAATTAAAACAACTTTGTTCATCTTAATATTAAAAATTATTTTATTTATTTTATTTTATTTACCCCCTTAGATCCACTTTTGGGGAAAAATATTTATTAAACT